CGCAGATTCGCAGCGGCATGGTTGGCTTGGGCACTTGCGCTAACCATGTCCGCTTGCGGGTATCAGGGGTGGACACGTTATGAATGCCAAGAATTCGACAACTGGGGAAAAGCGCATTGCCAAAAACCGCAATGTCTCCCCACTGGAACATGCACTGACGACCTACTTGGAATTGAATCGCAACAGACCAGCACGCCGTAAGTCGCCCGAAGAAATCCATGCGCAGCTGATTTTGATCATTGGTTCAACCCTTGCAGCCGTGTTTTTAGTGGTAACCGTTGGCATAACCTACGCACTTATTTTTGTCACGCAACCAGTCAGCGCGCAAGCACCCAACGACGCAGCCTTTATCGATTTATTGAAGACCCTGGCAATTTTCTTGACTGGTTCATTGGGCGGCGTACTTGCTGGGAATGGACTCAAATCCAAGCCGAAGGCTGGAGACACGCCGACAAACACGCAAGGTTCTTGACCGCGCGCCAATCATGCGTCACCCTGAGTTCAGGTGGTAGCAGTTACCGCCTAGAATCGGGAGAATTCAAAATGGTACTTGATCTACTTGACCCGCAAACGCTGGGTCGTTTATCGCTTGTCATCATTCTTATGGTGATTTCAGCAGCAGTAGGTTACGCAAAAGGCTTCAAAGAAGGCAAGCGTGAAGGCATGGCACGACGTAAGGCAATGGTTCGTCACATGGCAAATAAGGCGGTCAAATAATGGCTGGCTTCCTGGACAACTACGAAGACGTTGCAGCACGAATCAAGCGTTTTTGGGAGACACACCCAACTGGTCGAATCGAAAATCACATTGTCGAATTCAATGCTGAAAAGGGTTTCATTCTTGTGCAGACCCAAATTTTCAAAGAGTACGAAGATGAGAAGCCGTCAGCGATCGATTACGCATACGGCAACGTTGCAAAATATAACGTCCAAATGGCGCGTTTTTTTGTAGAAGATACAGTCACGTCCAGCATTGGCAGGTGCGTCGGTTTGTTATTAGGCACTGACAAACGCCCAACCCGTCAAGACATGGAAAAGGTAGACACAACCAGCACGAAGGTTTCACAATCAACGGCTGACGACTACGACCCGTGGGCAAAAAAGTTCGGTGACGTGCCTAGTTACAAGACCTCAGCTGAAGCCGAACAGTCAGGGATTCCTTCATTGGGTTCATCAATGGACGAAGTAGCGAAACAATTGGGCGGTCAATTGGTAGCCGAAGCACCACAATGCAGCCACGGGCACATGATTTGGAAGCAATCACACGACGGCGCACCAAAAACATGGGGCGGGTATTTCTGCACTGAACGCACAAAGGCAACTCAATGCACACCCCGTTGGTACGTATTAACATCATCTGGAAAGTGGGCACCGCAGGTATGAGTCACTTAAAAAAGATTTACACATCACCCGACGGCAAAATTTACAGTTTCAGCGGATACGGCGGGGTTGAGAATTGTTCAGATTGTGACGACTTTACCCAGGTCAATGAATACGATCGTGATGACGGTCTAATTGTTTTCTTTTGCAAGCGTTGCGAATATCGGTTGCACCTATGAGCGATTACGTCGAAATAATCTATCCACAAAGCATGACTGCAAAACTCATGTATAACGGTGAAGTAATTGCTGAATACAAAGTCGAGCAATGCGACGGGTGCGCAAAGGTGATGAAACTTGACCCATTTGGTTACAAGGTAGGGCAGGCAGGCGAAAAACTGGCTTGGTTGTGTGGCGGTTGCAGGTGAAAATGCAACTGACCCATGAAGAAGAAATCATTTGCATGTTGGCTGCGGTCAAATTGACGGCAGAATCAACAAAGGGCACAGACAACCCCCAGCGTTATCAAAAGGAAATGGGAACGTTTGAATACCTGGTTGAATCGGCTGAAGCAATCGGTAGCGAATGGATCGTTGCCAAATACTTCGATCTACCTTTCAACCCGTATGAAAACAAATTCAAAACAAAGGCTGACGTAGGTAATGCGATCGAAGTGCGCTGGACGAAATACGTCACGGGGCAGCTAATAATTCATGAATACGATCGACCAACAGACATTGCAGTGCTTGTGACTGGTCAATCGCCCCATTACTTCATTGCTGGGTGGATTCCCATTGCAATGGCACAACGCCCAAAGTATCGCCACAGTAAGCAACCCAATTGGTGGGTCACGCAGATCAATCTTCAGCCAATAGAGAATTTGAGGAAATCCAACTATGGACAAAGTGCAATTTGAATGTCGGCTATGCAAGAAGAAAACCAGTCAAATCGTGGTCAAGATAACCGATTTACTGCCCGAAGGTGTGGAAACAATCCAATGCACAGTGTGCGGTTGTATGACGGTGGCAAACATAGGGGGTCACTAATGAAGATTCTTCTAGCGTGTGAAGAAAGTCAAACCGTGACTAAGGCTTTCAGAGCATTAGGGCACGAAGCCTATTCGTGTGACATTTTGCCCGCTTCGGGTGGTTATCCGGAATGGCACATGCAAAAAGACGTTGTCGAAGTGTTAAAAGATCAATGGGACATGATAATTGCTTTCCCACCTTGCACACATTTGGCTTCGTCTGGTGCCGCTTGGTTTGAAGCAAAACGGGCTGACGGGCGACAACAACAGGCAATTGACTTCTTCATGATTTTTGCAAATCACCCATGTAAAAAAATTGCTATTGAAAACCCGGTTGGAATTATGAGCAGCCAATACAGAAAGCCAAATCAAATAGTCCAACCGTGGCAATTCGGTGATTCTTATTCAAAACGAACATGTTTGTGGTTAAAAGGTTTGCCTAATTTGATTTCAACAAACATTGTAGACCCAGGCGAAAAGGTCACATTTGATTCAGGCAAAACAATGCCGAAGTGGTACGCAGACGCTTGGAAATTATCGTCAGCTGACAGATCAAAAGCACGAAGTAAAACGTTTCCGGGTATTGCTTTGGCAATGGCAAAACAATGGGGTAATCAATGAATAGTTATCCACAAGAGTTATCCACAAGGGGACAAAACCTGTGGGACTCGCTCAACGGCATGCGTAAGTTATTCATTTGCTTGACAGGCGCGGTACGATCTAATCGCTTGAAGCGCGCCGCTGAGGCGGTGAGCGCGCGAGGGCGAATCGATCTAATGGGCAAGTTCTATGCCTTATTGGCAGTGCTTTCAATAACAAGCATTCCAGCAGCTGAATCAGCAAACTATTCAATCGACCATTTGAAACTTTATGCACATTCAAGGATTCTGGACTACAAAGAATTTCAATGTTTCAATAGAATCATAACTAAGGAAAGTTCGTGGTCATACACTGCACGTAACGGGTCACATTGGGGACTGGGTCAAATGAGATCAAAGCATTATGGAACACTTGACCCATTCAGACAGATCGACGCTTCATTGCGATACATAACAAAGCGTTATCAAACACCATGCAAGGCATGGGCGTTTCATCAAGAAAGGAATTACTATTGATGAGCAGCGTATTGAAAGACAATGGTTCAACATCTCAATGGCGAAAGATCAGGCAACGAATCTTGAATCGTGACGGGCATACATGCCAGGCATGCGGAATGGAAGGCAACAGTGTTGACCACATAGTCCCAAGAAACATGGGTGGAAGTGATGAAGACTGGAATCTTCAAACATTGTGCGTTAAATGCAATTCTTCGAAAGGTGGGCGGTTTTTTAGCAGCGCTAAGACACCCCTGACCCTTCCTGGTTTAATTTCCCCACCAAACGATTCGAGAAGCCATGAAAACGACTGAGAAGCCCTCAGAAGGTCACCAAACGGGCACAGAAGCCCTCAATAGCCCTCAATCGGTTTTGGGTAGGGACGCAGACCTACAAATCCCGCTAATCGGCGTACAAACCCCGCGAATTCACACGCCACTGAACGATTTACCTTCACGCGGGGGTGAATTGATCGATTTGGCGACCAGTTTGAAGATCGATCTTATGGAATGGCAGAAATTTGCGCTTATCCACACCCACAAAGTCAAGCCTGACGGACGCTGGGCTTCACCCGTGAACACCATTGTGGTTGCACGTCAGAATGGAAAATCCTTTTTGCAGCTGATCAGAATTTTGGGCGGTCTTTTCCTATGGGACGAAACCTTGCAGATTGGGTCAGCGCACCGCTTGTCAACGTCGCTGGAACAGTTTCGGGCAATGGTTCAGATCATTGAAGGCAACGACAACCTGGCAAAACAGGTCAAGAAGATTCGCTGGCAACATGGCGGTGAGGAAATTGAGACAATGACGGGAAACCGATTTATTGTGCGTGCGGGTGGTTCGGCTGCTCGCGGTGTTTCCCGACCTTCAACCATTCACCTGGACGAATTACGCGAAATGACTGACATTGAATCGTTTGCTTCATTGCGCTACACACTTATGGCTGCGGCGAACCCAATGGTCATGGCGTATACAAATGCTGGCGATTCAGCGTCAATTGTGCTCAATTCTTTTCGTGATCGCGCCCTTGCAAGCATTGCAGGCGTTGACGACGACATTGGGTATTTCGAATGGTCAGCACCAACCGACGAAATCAGCGTGGAAAACGCACGGCACGCCAATCCTTCAATGGGCACACTGATTCACGCCGACAACATCAAATCCGTACTCAACGACCCCGCTGACGTTGTAATGACTGAAGTGTTGTGCCGTTGGGTTGTGGCAATCAATAGTGCCGTGGATTCTGCTTCGTGGGGTAACTGCCTAGACAAAGCAGCTGACCTGGACATTGACAAACTAACCTGGTTGGCGATCGATCTTTCACCCGATCGACGGCACGCCAGTTTAGTGGGCGCTCAGAAAATCGGGAACGAACAATTTGTTGTGAAGTTACTGCACACCTGGCAAAACGATCTTCAGTTGGACGATAAGGCAATTGCCAATGACTTGGCAGATTACGCCAGAAAGTATCCGACCGAATACGTCCTATACAGTCGAAAAACCAGTGCAGCCGTAGCCGCGCGCCTTGCACCCGCTGGCATACCAATTTTCGACATGGACGGGGTGTATCCGCAAGCATGCGACGAAATGCTCAGCGCAATCAACTCAGGGCGTTTGAAGCACCGTGGTCAAAGCCAATTATCCGAAGAAGTATTGGCTGCGGTTCAATTGCGTCGCGGTGACGGCGGTTGGGTTATTGGACGACGTGCCAGCCAGTCGGTTGTTTGCGGTGCAGTGGCAGTTGCGCTTGCGACACATTTCGCGACACGCCCAGAGAATGATCTTGACATCATGGTGGGTTGATCGTATAAGCCTGACACAATTTGCACATGGGTTTATTTGATCTATTTGTGCCAAAGGTTGCGGCTGCCGTTCCAGCTGCGCCTTTGGACGTTGACGCTTCACTTGCACCATACTTCACTGAAAATAATAATTTTTATTTTTACGGCATACAAAGCGCAAACCGTGCTGAAGCAATGTCAGTGCCAACAGTTGCGCGCGCCCTGGGAATTATTCAAACGATTTCGTCATTGCCAATGCACACGCGCAATGAAGCAACGGGCGAGAAGGTAACGCAACCGCGCGTGATCAATCAGCCTGACCCACGAATTCCAGGTTCAACATTTTGGGCGTGGATTATTTCAGATTTATTTTTCCATAATTCTGCGTATGGGTACGTTATGGAACGGTATGCCGACACGGGAAAAATTCGTGCAATGGAACGTGTTGCACCTGAGCGCGTTTCAATTACGACGAACGCTAACGGCACAGAAATTGATTCTTACGAAATTGACGGCACGCCCGTTGACCCGACAAACCTGGTTGTTTTCCCAAACACGCAAGAAGGTTTGCTTGCGCGCGCAGGTCGCACAATTAAAGCGGCTGCCGCACTTGAAAAGGCTTCAATGAATTTTGCCAATGAACCAATACCGCAAATGGTTTTGAAATCAAATGGCACGTCATTGCCCGCAGATCGCGTTGCGAAATTGTTGTCATCATGGCGCACTGCCCGCAGCAACAAATCAACCGCATTCTTAAACGCTGACGTAACGCTTGAAACAATTGGTTATGACCCAAAGAATTTGCAGCTGAATGAAGCCCGCAATTACGTTGCGCTTGAATTATCACGCGCATGCGGTTTGCCTGCGTACTTTACTGATTCGCAACAGTCCAGTTTTACGTATTCCAACGCCTTAGACAAAAGGCGCGACCTGGTGGACTTCGCTTTTAGAAATTACATGTCCATAATCGAACAACGCCTTTCATTTGCTGATTTCACACCAGCAGGCAACAAAGTCATGTTTGATCTTGACGATTTCCTTCGTGGCAATCCTTATGAGCGCGCACAAGTTTATGAAATCTTAAATCGTATCGGCGCAATGTCGATCGAAGAAATACGCGAGGAAGAAGACATGCTGCTATGAAAAAACTGATCACACCCATTGCAATTACGGCGGCTGATTCAAACAGTCGTACAATCACTGGGCGCATTGTCACATTTGAAGAAACTGGCAACGCTTCGATAGGTAAAGTGCAGTTTGCGAAAAATTCAATTGAAGCGACCCCGGTGCTGCTTAATCTTGAACACGACCGCACACGTCGAATTGGCAAAACACTTTCAATTCAATCAAGCGACCAGGGCATTGACGCAACATTTAAAATTGCTGAAACAACTGCGGGAAATGACGCACTGGTTGAAGCAGCTGAAGGTTTGCGTGACGGTTTCAGCGTCGAAGTTTATTTTGACGAATACGAAACACTGAAAGACGGAACAGTGCGCATTTTGAAGGGTGAAATGACAGGTGTTGCATTAACGTCAGAACCTGCCATTCGATCAGCACGCGTAGCAGAAGTAGCAGCGACAGAAGGCGAAACAGAAATTTCAGATTCGACAATCGAACCTGAAGCACAACCAACAGAAGGAGAAGACGAAGTGGAAGACACCGTCAAAGACGCTTCAACCGCCGAAACG